GGTATGCTCCCCGCTGGCGGCGGTAACTTGCCGCCCACGCCGCCCACGCCGCCTAGTGGTCCTGGCGACAATGGTGCCGATCGCGGCATGGACCGCTTGAACACTCGCCTGCGTGAGTTCGGCCCGCTTAGCCGGCGGTCGATCAGCGACCTGCAGGATCTGCGCTCGGTGCTTGACGAGCTACAGGCCTCGCTTTCCCCCCTCGATTCCGACTACGCCGCGCTCAATCGCCAGATCGACAAGCAGACGGCTGCAATCGACAGGCAATTGGAACGCCGCGACCGAACCCGCCGCCGTCCCCTAAGCGGTATGCAAATGGCCCAAGGCGTCGGCGCCGCACTCAGCGGCGGCATCTTCGGCGGCCCTGAGGGTCTCATCGGCGGTCTTGGCGGCTTGGCTTTTGGCGGTGTCGGCGGCGCGTTTGCGGGTGCCGCCGCCGGTGCGCAGGTCGGTATGTTCCGTCAGCAGCTGGCGGGCTTTGCGGACTATGCCGCGTCGCTCGACAAGATGAAGATCGCCCTGCGTGGCATCGTCAAGGACCAGGCCTCCTATAACACGGTGCTCGCTGCCGCGAACGCCGCTACCCGCGAACTCAACGTCCCTCAAGAAGCCGCGATCGGCGGCCTGACCCGCCTTAGCGCCGCCATCCTCGGCGCCGGTGGCACGGTCAACCAGTCCACCTTCGCCTTCCGCGCTCTTACCGAGGCCGTCACCGCCACCGGAGGCAAGGCTGAGCAGGTAGATGGCGCCATGCTCGCTCTCACGCAGGTCTTCTCCAAAGGCAAGGTAAGCGCCGAAGAACTGAACCAGATCGCTGAACGCCTCCCCGGCACCTACACCCTCTTTGCCGAGGCCACCGGCCGCACCGGTCCTCAACTGGCCAAGGGCCTCGAACAGGGCAAGATCGGCCTCAACGATCTGATGAAGTTCCTTGAACTTCTCCGCACCAAGCACGGTCAAACCGCCCTGGAGATCGCTGCCTCCAGCGAAAACGCAGGCGAACGCCTCAAAGTCGCCTACGACAAGATGCGCGAAGACGTAGGCCGCGCCCTGCAGCCGCTTGGTGCGCAGTTCCAGTCCGTCTTCGCCAAGGCCCTTAAGGACGCCACCCCCGCACTCATCAACCTGGCTCAAGGTCTGGCCAAGGTCATTCAAGTCCTTGGCGCCAACGCCGGTGCAATCGCCTTGGTTGCCAAGTTCGGTGTCGTCCTCACCTCCACGATCTATGCCGGTCGCGCTTTCGCCGCACTAGGCCCCATGGTCAGTGGAGCTGCTGCGCTTATGGGCGCTGCCTTTGGCCGTACCACAGCACAAGCAATCATGGCAGAGCGGCAACTTAAACTATTTGCCGCTACAGCAAGGGCTACCGCCGCAGCACTGGCTGGCCCGATTATTATTTCGGTCGCTATTGTTGGTGCTGATCTTGTTATCGACTACTTTAATCGGATTAAGCGGGCGAAAGACCGCCTTATACAGGTTAGATCGGAAGCAACGGGTGAACAGTTCCTGCGCGATATAGGCGGTTTCGCTCTGGACAGAGCGAGTGTACTACGTGTTGCTAACGACGTAGGCAGGCGCTACCAAGTCGTACAGGACTTGGTTGTTAAGCTACAGCGAGAAAGAGAACAACTAAATAAGGACTTTGAGGCGTCCCCCAGTATGGCTACATACTTCGGGGCTAAGCTTAATGAACTCGAACCTCGCCTACAAGCGGCTATAGCAGAGAGTGCATTACTGGAGTCACGGTACAAAACACTTGTTCGTCGTGCCCCTAACGCTCCCACTGCGCCTTCTATGCCCGGCTTCGCCGAGCCCCCAGGGACTGCCGCCGGCGCTGCGGGTGCAGGCGCTGATGCAGCCAAACAACAACAACGCGACCTATTCCAGCAGGCTAACGAATATGTAAACGCCAACATCGAGCTGCTCAAAGCTCGCGGTCAGCTCTCCGAGGAACAAGCTGCCACTGAGTTTGACCGCGCTAATCTTGCTAAGAAGTTCGCTATTGACGAACTTACTCTGCGTAAGCAGGCACTAGACCTGCAGAAAAAGTACAACCAAATTACGCCCGGCATCTACACTAAGTCTCTACAGACACTGGATGTAGAGCGCCAGAAGATCGAAACAGCCTACAGCAAAACGGTTGCTCAGATCGGCGAAGACATAAGCAAGATCAATGAGGAAATCTTCGCCGGCCTAGGTGCCCCCTTCGACCAACGGAACGTCAACGAGTTTGAGCGTGCCCTCGACGACCTGTATCAGCGCGTAAATAAAGGCGTAGTGGATGTCTCCAAGAAAGGTGGCCCACCCGCCGCCGCTTTCTTGAAACGAGCCGGCGAACTCACCACGGCCGACTATCAACGTGTTGCCTCTCGCTCCACCGTCGAAGCGCTCACGAAGCAGATCACCGAACTGCAGCGCGGTAAGGGGGAAGTTACGACACTCGACACCCTCATCGCCGACTACGGAGATTCTTGGCAAAAGCTCGAAGAACCGGTACGCAAGCACCTGGAACAGCTGGCCACTACGGTCGATCACCTCAAGGAAATCCAACGCTACAAGCAGGATCCAAACACCTACGCCGGCCTGCGCGAAGGCGCCCTCGCCTACGTCGAATCCATCGGCACCATCCGCTCCAACGTTGCCGACCTCGCCCAGACTGGCTTCAAAGGCGTCGAAGACTCCATCACCAGCCTGATGACCACTGGCACAGCCAACTTCCGCGAGTTTGCCACCAGCCTGATAGCCGACATGACCCGCGTAATTGTTCGGCAGTTCATCATGCGCTCGCTGATGCAGGCACTAGGCTTCTTGGCTCCCACGCCCGCAGGCGCTGCTACGGGCTCAGCCTCATCGTTGAGTCAACTCAACGCGGGGGCAGCACAGTACGGAACCGGGTTGGGCTTTGCTAAGGGCGGCGCTTTCGATGCAGCCAACCGCATCGTCCCATTCGCCTATGGCGGCGTCGTCAACAAGCCCACGATGTTCAAGTTCGCCGATGGCGGGCTTATGCGTAACGGTGTGGCTGGTGAGGCTGGTCCCGAGGCGATCATGCCCCTCCGCCGCCTCCCCAGCGGCAGGCTCGGCGTCGAGTCCTCCGGCGGTGGTGCGGCCCCAATCACGATCCAGGTCAACGTGGATGCCAGCGGCAACCAGCAGCTGTCTGGCGACGCCGGCCAAGGACAAGCCTTGGGTCGGGTGATCGCCGCTGCTGTGCAACAGGAGCTGGTCAACCAGAAGCGCCCCGGCGGCCTCTTGGCTTCGTAAGCTGGTTGTATCGGCTCTGCTAAGTCTCGCTGTCGCGCTGCGCTAATGGCCACGTTTACCTGGACTGCCTCTTACGACGTAAGCGAATCGCACAAGCCGCGTGTTCGCAAGACGCAGTTCGGCGATGGCTATGAGCAGCGCACGCGCTTCGGCCTGAACACCGACCCCGAGGAGTGGCAGCTCTCCTTTTCCGAGCGCACCGCCGCCGAACGCGACGAGATCCGCGCCTTCTTGGCTGCCCGTGGTGGTGTCGAGTCCTTCGACTGGACCCCTCCCTGGGGAACAGCCGGTAAGTTTGTCTGCGAACAGTGGGACGTGACCGCAAGTAATTGTGTGAGTAACACGGCACGCGCCACATTTAGGCGTGTCTTCGAGCCCTAAGCTGCGCAGCTGATGACCGTACCAGTCTCCGATCTACAGGCGATTGCGCCTAGCGCCATTATCGAGCTGTTTGAGCTTGATCTAAATACAGCGCAGCATGGTATAACACAAACGTACCGTTTCCACGCTGGCAGCTCACTCAACGCTAATGGCGAAGTGGTATGGAACGGCAATAGTTACATGCGTTTTCCAATCGAAGCGACGGGGTTTGAATACAGCGGCAACGGTCAACTGCCACGTCCCAAGGTGCAGGTCAGCAATATCATGGGCACCATCACCGCGCTGCTGCTCAGCTTGCCAAGTGGCCTGGAAGGCGCCAAGTTTACTCGGGTGCGTACACTAGCCCGTTACATCGACGGCGCTAACTTCCCCGGCAACACCAACCCATACGGCGCACCGGATCCAACAGCTGAATTACCGCGTGAAATCTACTATGTCGATCGCAAGGTAGTCGAAACACGCGATGTCATAGAGTTTGAACTAGCGGCGGCGTTTGACCTAGCGGGCATCCGCGCACCAAAGCGGCAGTGCATCGCGAACGTATGCCAATGGGTCTACAAATCAACCGAGTGCGGCTACACCGGCGGCTTAGCAACATGCGATAAGACCCTAGCGGCGTGCAAGGCGCACTTCGGCACTTACGCTGAGCTGCCATTTGGATCATTCCCTGGTGTGGGGGCCTTCAACGCATGACATGGCAAGATGCGGCGATGCAGCACGCACAAGCTGAGGATCCGCGTGAATCATGCGGTCTGCTGGTGGTCGTCAAAGGTCGCCGCCGCTACTGGCCATGCCGCAACCTATCCACCGACGCGGATCAGTTCATCCTCGATCCCGATGACTATGCTGCCGCTGAGGATGCAGGCGAGATCGTCGCCATCATCCACAGTCACCCGGCAATGCCGCCGGTGCCAAGCGCTGCAGACCTTGCCGGCATCGAGCGCTCCAGCCTGCCGTGGTACATCTGCAACCCGAAATCCGGCGCGTGGAGCGCAGAGTTGCCCCCAACCGGCTACAAGCCGCCGCTGGTTGGCAGGCCGTGGGTGTGGTCGCTGATGGATTGCTGGACACTAACTCGCGACTGGTACGCCGAGCATGGTTTGCAACTGCTGGACTGGGATCGACCGCTAACACCAGAAGCGTTTGAGGCGGATCCGTTGTTTGACCGCTACTGGCACTCTGCAGGCTTCCGCGAGCTGCTAGAAGATGAACCGCTACAGGCTGGTGATGCACTGCTGATGGCGATCGACAACAACAAGCTTAATCATGTTGGCGTCTACGTCGGTGATCAGCTGATACTGCACCACCTACGCGGTCGGCTTAGCAGTCGTGATCTCTACGGTGGCTGGCTGATGAAATGCACCGGCCGAAGGCTCCGGCACTACGATGCGGGCAGGCTACGGCTTCGATGATGCTGCGCAAAATCCGCGTTTATGGCAAGCTGGCATCCTTCCTCGGGCAGCGCACCTTTGAGGCCGCAGTCGATAGCGCAGCCGAGGCTGTGCGCTTCCTGGCGGTCAACTTCCCCGGCCTAGAGCGTCACATGGCAGACCAGCACTACCGTGTCAGTGTCGGCACTTACGACCTAGGCGAAGGCGAGCTGGCCGATCCAGTAGGGCAGCAGACAATCAAGATCATGCCGGTGATCGGCGGTGCTGGCGGTGGTACGGGCAAGATCATTGCAGGGGTGGCGTTGATCGCACTAGCTATTGCACTACCTGGCATTGGCGGCGGCGCAACAGCAGCAACAATCTTCGGGACGAAGTTTACGGCGCTTGCGGTAGGAATTGGTGCCACTGGATTGAGCCTTGCCTTAACAGGCGTCTCCCAACTCCTCACGCCAACTCCACGCCTGTCAGGCCCAGGCACTGCAGCGTCAAATCGCGAAGTAGATCCACGCGAA